GGCTTAAACTTGCGAATAAAAGCTGCAACATTTTTAACTGCCTTGGCATCATGATATGGAACTTGTAAGTCGGAAATGACTACAATCTTTTTCATTAGTCCTCGTCGTCGTCCTCGTAATCCCCAAACTTTTCAGGGTCGATTGGATCAGGCAAAATCCATCCGGGATAAGCCGATGGCTCAACGATAATTGCCAAAGCAATTTCGTCATCAAACCCAGCGCGCTTTAAGGAACTCCAAAACTCTTGCAACCCAATGCAGTAAGCATCAAGTTTTGAGTAGCCTTGTTCCTCTAGCTGCTTAGTTACTTTTCTAGCCATGTGGATAAGTGTCCCTTACTTCTTAAGTAATTCCATCATCTGTTCTTGGCGTGTCTCTATTCTTGCCAATCGGTCTGCGAGAGATGATCCACCATTCGGCGTAAGAGTCCACAACCAACCGCGAACCAGATAACGCAAACCGCCAACAACAATAGTAAGCGTCGAGAAAATGGCGAGAACGAGTCCCGCCCAATCATTCGCTGTCACCGTAGACCATAGCCTTCATCCTTAGGATTTAGCCAACGCAAAATCGGTGGAATGGTTGCTAACGCACCAGCGTAAGCGATGTTCTTAGGGTCTTGTTCCCCGGCAGCGACAAGTGCAAGAGCAGCTGTTAGAAACGCTCTGCCCCAACTTGCTAACATCTTTTTTAGATCCTGTGTCATTGGTTCCTCCTAGTAATGGAATGTTAAAAAACGCTTGATTGTCGTCGCCAGCCTTTGTAAAACTGACGTGGATGTGTTTTGTGTGTGGATTGACTCCCGTGTACTTGCGCCAACGCCAGAGGCTTCGAGCGCTTGCAATCTTGTGATTAAAGATGACATAAGCAATTCGTTTATCTGACTTGGCTGCAATTCGTATCTGATCGGCAACGTAAGCAGCTGTGGAGGCTTGTTTGTCGAAATCAGCATCGAGATCGATAGCGCGGACATACCCTGAATCAGGGTCAGGATTATGATCGCTCTTTCGGGTTGAGTGCTTGGCATCTCCGATTGTTCCGTCCGAATCACGCTTTCGATCTGGATAAGCATCATCTGCCTGTTCTCTTAGCTGGACAACTGATTTAGATAAGCGTGGTTTGATGTTCGACATTAGAGCACTCCCATTGTTTCAAATCATTTAACAACAATTCTTCATGATTGCATAGCATTGGCGGTATAAAAGCATCATCTATAGGATCATATGTATAACCAATTCCAGCGTAGTTATAACGAATATTTCCATTATAAGATGTACGTTTGCATACCTGACCTCTAAAGTTTCCATACCATGTTTCAGGATCTAAACCTTCAATAAGTTCGGTTTCGTCAATGCCAACAATAACTTCTGTAACAATGTTTGATTCATCTAAAAATGCGTAATGTGCCATTATGACCAACTCACGTTTCCAGTGCCAGCAGTAATCGTTGTAACTTTTTCTGATCCAATCGATGCTGTTGAACCAGTAAGACCAGCACCAATCGTTATTGTGTAAGAATTTGGATACCTAAGAATGACAACACCTGAACCGCCGGGACCGCCTGATGATCCACCACCGCCACCTGTATTTGCAGTTCCAGCTGTGCCATAAGAACCTAAACCATTATTACCTACACCACCGCCACCTAAACCTGCTGCACCGGGACTACCACCAAAATAAATATCCGATGATCCGCCACCTGCATAGTATGTGGATGTTCCGCTTATTAAGTAAGCAAGACCATTTCCACCTGCACCACCTGTTGTGGTCGTTCCGTTGCCACCTACTGCGCCGGCACCACCGCCACCGCCACCGCCATAATTAGCAGAGGTATTGCCTTGTCCACCATTGTTGCCCTGACCAGCCGTACCTGTACCAAATTGAGTTGTGCTAAACCATGCACCACCACCTGAACCACCATTATTACCAGAATCAGGGTCGCTAGTTGCACCGCCTCCACCGCCTGTTGCTGTATATGTGCTAAAAATTGAATCATTACCATTACCACCGGCAGGTTGAACATTGCCAGCACCGCCAGCACCAATTGTGACTGTGTAATTTGTCGCTTTGGTCAATAAAAATGCACTTCCATTTGGTGATTTAGGTGTTTCACTTCCATAATAAAGCAAACCACCAGCACCCGCGCCACCACCATTTGCACCAGTACCGCCACCCGCGCCACCACCTGCAACAATAAGAGCAGTAACGTTTAGTTTAATTTCTTGTTGAGATTGTGTAATCCCAAGAATTGGGTTACGCATTACGCAATGCCACCAAATACAACCCAAGAATTAGCGGCTAACTTAATAGCGCTTGCAATTCTGTATCGACCCAAAACAGGTGATCCAATAGTGGCGCCCGTTGAGACGACTGTTGTTGTTCCCGGAGTTGTCGCTGTAATTGTTGTATTTCCTGTGCCTTTGGTGTAAATATTTAAAACTGTTCCAATGTCAAAATTGACGCTGGCGTCTGTTGGAATGTTAAAAGTATTTGATGAAGCATTGTCCATCGTTACTAAAGTGTTTGTTGCATCAGCCAAAACCGGTGTGTAAGAAGTTCCTGTTTGAGCATTAATAGTTAAACTCATGTCATCTTGCGCGATCCAGGAGAAGTCAAGATCGGTAGCTGATGCTTTAGCCAATACTTGTCCAGTCGTTCCACCCTTTAGATCAACAAATGACGTATCAACGCCACCTAAAGCGGTACGAATAGCAGCTGCGCCGTCCTTGACGAGATCTGTATCGTCAGGTGTTTCCCAGCCGAAGTTAGTTGTGGTTGCCATGTTTCTCCTTTATCAGGCTACTATTGTAGCGTCAATCCATTCCAGTCCTGCGTTAATTGTGTTCCAATGTTCAGTAACAGGCACCGCGTTCCAGCGCATAGCCTGGAGGCTATAAGCCGTTGGAGACACCGTTAAAGTCAAATATAAAGAGTTATACCCTGCCGTGAAAGTCCATCCCTCGACGAAACCTTGAAACTCACCGTTAGTGATATTGGCTGGCAATTGGGTGATATTTAATGGCATACCCATAAAAACACCCAGTAAAGAATCTCGATCAGCATTGTCAATTTCTGGATTAGAAATCGGAAAGGTTATGGATCTAAATTGGGCTTCCGGGAAAGCTCTGAGTGTTAAATAAAATTGAGCCTGAGCCAAAGCATCAGCTGACTTTTCTAAAGAAGTTGTAATTTGGTAAGCCTGTTGCCCATAAATTGCGATCGATTCTGCACTTGATGCCGATTGCTGGGCATTGTCTTTATAGGTGATTGTTACATTGTTTCGAACATCGCCTGAGCGCTTTTGTGTTTTAATGCCACGAGCCAAAGCATGATGACCATTTAAATCGACATAACCATTACTTGAAAGATATGTGGTACGCCGAGTTGAATCTGCATAGCCAATACGACCTTCGGCATCCTCGTAAAGATAACCAAGTCCAGAAGTTGCTAAAGAAGTTACAAGGCTGTAAATATCGGTAATGCTCGATGATCGAGATGTTAATTCATAATCGCCTGGTTGATCGATATCGCCAAGTCCGGAGTTTTCGGCGTTTGCCCAGGTTGTCGTTGCATTATAGGTAGCCCAAGTTGTTGCTGCTGGTACTTCATTCCAAGTGTTAAACAAGACTTGGCTGAGAATGGTGTAAATCTGATCCCCATCAAAGTCTTTACTTAAAACACCCTGTGTGAGGGTCTTAGGCAGTTTAGAGAGCGCACCCATAGCAGTAACACTAATAACCTCTGAAATTGCCGTAGAGGAAGCTTGAGTGACTTCTAAGTCTATATCGGTAACATAGCCACCAAAGAGGTTTACAAAAGTACCGGATGAATCTTTGACTTTAACAATAATTTGATCATTGACATCGATAAGGATCGGTGATTGATCCAGATTGATAATCTGGATGTTGCAGTATCCAGCGTAAGGCTGAGAATAAATGTCTGTTCGACCAGAGGTAATATTTAAATTGGCAATGGTTAGGTTTGTGTAATCCCCACCACCATTAATGGTTAATTGCCATTCAGGAGTCCATTGGCTCATGGCATTACCAAAGCCCCTGAGCCTGAACCACCACGAGCGGTTGCTCTGTTAAGAATGTCCACAATTTGACGAGCAGTACCCTCAGCATCGATTGCACCATTGACGGTAATGTTGATAACACCTGAACCACCGCCTATACGGTTATTCGGGATGATACTTCCACTCGATGATGGAGTAAAGAGTTCTGGACCTTTCTCGCCCACTAAGTAAGTTGTGCCTCCAGATACTGGACCACCAGCTGCGCGCCCTCCACCGAAGATGTTTTCGACTGCGCCGGCAATGCCTTTCACAAGAGGATTGTTTTTAACTAAATTAATGAAACCTTTGAGATTTTCATAAGCATTACCGATCAGATCAGCTACTTTTGCAAAAGCGTTTACCAAAGGTGTAATACCCGCAGCCAAAATACCAAACGCTACTTTGAGTGTTGTACCAAAAACAGGAGCAAGAAAGTTTTTAACAAAACTTACAATATCCTTAAAGATTGGCATTAGGGCAGAGAATTCATCTTTGTTTTGCATAACGGCGTTTTTGATAGATGTGAACACTTTTCTTAAACCATCAAGGATAGGAGTAAAAACTGTTTTCATTGTGTCAAAGAACGCTGAAAGTACTGGAGCAACATCTTCTTTTATAGTAGACGCAATATCATTAAAAGCAGGAATAACGTTATCTACAATTTTTTCGACTAATGGCGTAATCGCATCCAAGATATAGGCACCAACGGTTTCTTTGCCTTCATTAAATGCCACAGTAAGACGAGCCAGTTTACCTTCATAAGTTTCAGCTTGAGTAGCAGCTTGTCCACCAAAGGTTTCCGATAAAACTAAAGTTGCAGCATCAAAGTCTTTTGACTTGATGATGTCCTCATCCATACTTACGCCTAAGCGCTTTAATGCCCCAAAGTTGCCATCATAGGCTTTACCTAAGGCTTCAGTAACTGAACCCAAGTCTTTACCAGTACCGGCAGCAATATCTAACGCAATAGTTTGTAACTTCTGTGCTTCCTCAACATCCTTAGTTGATCGAACAAGACGATCCAGGCTTGGACGGAGTTCATCATCGGTTACACCTGTAGCCAAAGAGGTTTTAGTAATGTAATTCTCTGTTGCAGCAATCTGTGCATCAGTTGCGTTAGTAACATTCTTTAAAGATGTGGCTAACCTAATCTGGGCTGCTTCATCTTCTATGGCAGCCTTTACGCCATCAATTGCTAACTTGCCAGCGTATGCAGCAGCAGCTGCACCGGCAGCAAGGAACGCGGCACCCGCGACCTTTCCAAAGCCTTCGATCTTATCGCCAAAGGTTTGAACATCTTTAGCACCAGAATCAAGACTCTTTTTTAAATTATCGACATCTGCAAGGATGGAGAGTTTGAGAGTTCTATTACCTGCCATTAGTCCCACTCCTTCAAAATGCGATCAAATGCTTGCTCCCATTGCTTGATCAATTCTGGTTGAATTGCTCGTAATGTAGAGTAAATAAAGTAACCGGAATTACCGTTACCTTTTCTTGGTGTTCTGTTAGGGAATTGCTTAAAACGATTGGAACCAAATTCCATACCGTAAAGCAGATCCAAAGTTGAACCGCCACCACTAAATTTCTGACGAGCAAAGCCATATGAAAACTCACCGACTTTACTGGATTTACTTATCGAAACTCCATCAGCAATACGCCTAGCAGCCACTCCTGAAACCGTACGAGTACCTGCCGTTTTCTTAATCTGTTCAGAAGCATATTGAGCAAGAGCAGAAGATTCCTTTTTAGCAGCTTCAACAGCTGCATCATCCATTGCTTTAAAGGCTTTAATGATTCCGCGCAATTCTTGTTTATCATAACTGATTGGATCAGTTGCCATTGCGTTCCTCCAAAACCTCTATAGCAGTAAGGATATCTTCAGCGGATGTCCATTCACTCATAGGAATTCGAGTCGCTATCGCTAACTCGATTATGAGTCGGCTGATACTCCCTCGTCGATGGCTTTTGGGCTATCAACCCCGACCTCGACATCAACAACGCTTTCCATCCAAATCTCGAAAGACTTGGTTGGCTTGCCACCGGCTTCTCTTTTGTAAGCACTATGTGCCACATAAAGAATGTCGTGCATACCGGCAAACTCACCGATGGATTTCTTTGTTGCTAATTCCCACTTTACAAAATCAGGTGGATAGGCTACAAACGTAGCCTGATCCCCCGACTGATAAGTAATTGTTATTGACTTTTTCATCTTTGCTCCCGTTTGTTAGATTTTAGCTAAATGTGTCTGCTGGAGTTCCCACGACTGTGAGAGTCCAAGAATCAGTCTGTGCTCCTGGTGCTCCACCGCCTACGGATGGGAATACTGGAAGTACGTTGCAAGCAAATACTGCACCAGTTACAGCAGTTAGTGAAACTGCAAGAGTTGTGTTTGGTGCTGTATCAGCTGCTGTCCACATTGCTTCAAATAGTGATCCAGTTGCGCCCCAGTCTGCAAGCAACTCAACTGATAGTTCCCATTGGTCATCAACGTGCTTATAAGCCTTGCCATCTAGTGTCTGATAAACATCGATGGTTGGTGTGTTTGTGAGTGTGACGCTAGTTGTCTGGGCATCGTAATTTACCGTTGCAATGGTCAGGACTAGGTCGCGCCCCGTGATTACGGTTGTTGGCATGATTTCTCCTTATGCTGTCTGCGTGTACCATGTGGACACGCGTATATCTGCGACCAGCAATGTGCTAGCGCCTACTGTTGTTACTGTTGGTCGTTCAACTGCCTGGACTTCATATCCATTTGGTATGACCGCCACAACACTTGTTATTAATTGCTCAATATTATCGAGTGATGCTGGATTGCTGTTGTAAGCAACGCAGCAAGTAATCGTCATATTGATCTTGCATCGAAAGGTTCCATTGCCGATTGTCTCAAACTCCAAATACGGAGAATCCGGAACGAGAACAACAGCAGGAGCCGGGATTGACTCAGGGACGTAACTAAATACGTTTGCTGAAACCCCAGATAACGCTGTGGCAAGAGGAGTACGAACAGCCGAGAGAATTGTGCTTGGCATTACTGCGCCATTGTCTCGACATCGATGTATGGACCAAGTAAGCCCACGACACGGTTAAACAAGCTGCGTCCCATACGATAAGGAGACGGAGCAAAATCTACGCCTTCAATTTGTCCGCCTGGAGCAGTACGAGATTGGAATACTTCAACTGAAACTACAAGGATTGCGGATTCGACTGCTGCAACTCCAACATACGTTGAAGCGCCTGTAAGTGTTGCGGATCCGCTAGGAATGACATTTCGTTCGAGAACATCGGCATTAGTGATGTTTGCTGTAAATGTGTACGCATCGACATCAGCATTGACTGTTCGAGTGCCGTTAAATGGTGTTCCGCATCCAGCGATGACAACTGATTGTCCCTCGGTAAATTCATGGATTCCTACTGTCTGAAAGGTTGCGACATTATCAGTCAGCGAAACCTTTTCAACTGGTGCTGCAAAAGTTGTAAGTAGAGGCAAAATAACTGCCTCAGATGTATCGATGATGTCATCAAGATAAGCATCATTGTAAA